AACGTTGCACCAGTTGTATTGGTGACGTGATTAGTTCCGAGTGCCATAAAAATTCTCTTTCAAAATGGTTATTTAACACGACCCTCCGAATACGCTTGCATGATTTCGTCAGCAAGTTGTTGGTATCGGTCAGGGTTTGTACGCATGAGTTCGATGATGTCGGCTCTGCGATAGGTTTTCTTACTTGCTGTCTCACCACTTCCCTTGGATGAACCAGTGGATGCGCTTTTGACTGCTTGCTTACGCTGTGCTTTCTCGACTTCTTGTGACTGAGCAACTACTTGGGATCTTTCTTTCCAAGTGGTTAACAACTCATTCGCAGCGTCGAAATCATACGAGCGATCAGCTCGACTATACAACTCTTGCCTAACCTTACTCTTGTTAACCATTCTGCAAAGCTACCGTCTTGGACGACTTTATCAAAATCAGGATGTGCAGNNTTTAGGTTAGCCAGCGCTTCTGCCTTCTTCATTTGTGCCGAGAGCTGTTCTGCCTCGCGCACCTTCGGATGCTTGGAAATAGCTGATGCAACAGCCTTTTCGGGATCGGTAAAGAAATCTACCTCTTCCTCGACTTCTGGGGCTTGTTGTTGTTTTGTGACGGTTTGGGCTTGTACAAAGTCATCTACAATACGCCGAAGTTCCCCGACTTCACTCCCTTGCTTGCCGATTGCGCGTTCGGCCTCTTGNTGCATACGGACAATATCTTTAACAGACTTGTTCTTATACTTCTCAGGAATGTCATCTTCTGTATCTTCNGGTTCAGGTTCCTGTTCAGGGGTTTCCTGTTCCTNNTCATCCTCGATAGATGAATACTCTTCTTCGTCTTGTTGCGNCTCGTCGCCTTCGTCAATAAATGTTGCCATTAAACTCTCCGTGCTAATAAGCATTGTGGAATATAACTTATGTGCTTGTGCTTATTCAGCGGCACTCTTTCTTTCCTGCGCCATCTTCTCGTTTCGCTTCCGTTCCCACTGCATTGCAGCTCCGGGAAAATCTCCGGTCACGCCCTCAAGTTTGACCATAGGCTTGCTAACGATACGAATAGCAGGTTGACCACACACCTTACAATTGGTTGTTCGGAGTTCCGAATCAATGTAAGCTTCTGTGAGATGGTCATCTCCGCAGATAAACTCGTAGATACGTTTAGGCATTTACTTCCCTCTCAAAGTCCTCGTAGCTGTTTTTAATCGCTGACTCGTAAGAGAGAACTCGCTGTACCGCTTCTATTTGTCCTCTGCGAAACCAGAATTGCTTCTCATCGGGGATGGTAGTAATATCCTGAAGTAGCTCCATATTGTCGGAGATGTCTTCTAGGTATTGCTTCCAGCCCTTTGAGGCAAACAAATCTAGTAATGTTTCGTAATAATCTTGTAGTTCTTTGTCCATCTCTTTATCCTTTCATAATGTGGAGAGATGTTGCAATTATACCACACTTTTATAAATTTGTCAAGTGTTTTGTTTGCTATTTCTAGCGCTAACTTGCATCGCTGCAATGCGCTCGTTGCTCTTAATGTCAGCTTCCTTGAGCATCAGATCAGCAATACGGGCACGTTTCTCAAACTCAGCATCATCAGCGTCCCCCTGCTGGATGTTGGTAGAGATAGCCGCAGCCATCTTAGCCTTAACAACCTCTGGTTCAAGTTGAGCCTCGACAGCGTATTTCTGTGCTCTCGCTTGAGCCTCCATTGTCTGGGATTGAACAAGTTGTAACTGCGCTTGAGCCATCTCCATTTGAAGTTGCATCTGCTGTTGCTGCATTTGCTGCTCTTGTGGGTCAGGCTTAGACACCTCAGCCATTTGAGCGATAATCTCTTCACGGTTAGACAGACCCATGTTGTCAATAACCGCTGTAACCAGCATTGGGTACATTGGACTATCTTGACCAAGCGTCTGCAACAGTTGTACAAGTTGGGTAACCTCATACTCACGAGCAATAACGCCCAGAGATGACGAAGGTACAAACTTATAATCACTAGCAGGGTAGTGCTCAGGATCAAACTGCATGTAACGCCACGCTGTCTTCTCAATCATAGGGATTAGGAAAGACTCTTGGAAGTTAATCAGGGTACGCTTGTGGCGCTTGATAATTGCACCCATCGACATGGATACAGCACCAGCAGCAGCGTCACCATTGATAGTTCCGGGGATGCCAGCAGCGTCAATAGCGCCAGTAGCCATCTGAACCATCTTCTGCAACTCACCAGCCTGAGCAAAGGTCACCTGATCTAGGTTACCAAACTTAAATGGTTGGAGGATTTCAGCAGGGTTGCCGTTAGTGAGGATTGTCTTGCCGGGACGAATCTCTAGTTTAGCCCCACGAGGCATACGAGAGGCATCCATAGCCATCATTGGGTGGACAGTGAGGGCTAGGGCATCGATACGAGCGCGTAACTCAGCATCCAAAGCCTTCTGGCTGTTATAGCCCTTCTCACAGATACCACGACCCCAGAAGCGAGAGGGTACTACGTCCCAAGGGAAAGCCACGATAGGGCGATCCTGCATCATGTAGGGGTTCTCTTCGATCTTGAGCAATTGACCACCGTTGGCGATAACAACGATCACCTCAACGTAGCCTTCTTCCTTCTCTTCCTCTTCCTCAGACTTAACGGTTTTAGACAACTCATCGTCATCTTCCTCCATTACAGCATCGTTATAAAGATGCTTAGGAATTAATCCATAATACTTGGTTAGTCGGACTTTATCTTCGTCAAAAGAGGTAAGCTCTTTGTCTGCTTCAATGTCTGAATCAGTATCGGCAGACTCAAGATCAACATCCCGATAGATACCATTTTGAATTCCAATCTCTACTTGGTGTTTAGGAACAAACTCGTCAACCGCAACACCCAAGGCATCCTCAATAGAGGTAGCAACAGGGTCAATCAGGAAGTTCTGTGGCAGGATTGGGCGTAGTTTAATCACTACCCGGTCTTCAATGTTAACACCAACCGCTTGCATCGCCCCATCCATGATAGGCTGAGTGGCTGGCTTCATCTCCTTGACTTCCTCAAGCACCAATTCAGCTACAGCAGTACCGTAGACAGCGGCGTTAAGGATACACTCGGCTACAGCCTTGCGAGTCTTGGTAAACTGGAAGTCCTCAGACAGTTGTTCGCGCAAATAGGCAACATCTTGAGGGTTTTGGTCATTGCGGTCATCACGAATGTCAAACCACTTACCACGACCGAAGGTAGCCTCCTCCACCTCAGCGACAGATGACTCCACGGCTTGCTGTAGGGCTGGTGAGATGAGACGTGAACGCTCTGAGTCGCGGGTTTTGTCCTCTGCTGACCAGATACCACGCCAGAGACGGTAGTACTCGTCAAACTTCTGCTCGTAGTTAGCACTGTAGTGGTCGCGCCATTGGTCTACCTTATCGATAACCCAACTTTCAACCTTCTGGTCTGTATAATCTTTATCGTCGTCCATATTAACACTTCCACTTTTTTAATGCTAGGGCTTTGCGGGTAGGGCTGCCGTCAGGTTTCTTCATTGGGCCTTTTACACCGCCCATACGCGCACAGAAAGAATCTTTCCGCGCTCCGCCTTCTGGTTGAGGCCGTTTTAGGTTACTTCCCGTAGCCGCGTTGATGCGTTTACGGCCTGACTCGGACAGACCACCTGTAGGGTTCTTATCCTTCTTGGTGAGGGATACTTTTTTATCAGCCATCACTTACTCTTCTTAGGTTTTTTGGCTGTCTTAGCAGATTCCTTGAAATCAGCAGCACTAGGAGCACCTTTACTGCCAACTTTACGCATCTTTTCACCACTACCAGCGGCTATGCGTTTCTTCTTGGCGTTAATATTTGCGTATAATCCGTTTGGCATAGTTAATATCCTGAAATTGTGTCTAAGTACTCGTACTCTTCCTCTTCAAAGTCAAAAACATAAGCTACTTTTGCAAGTTGCTCGATGTAAGACAGTGCGTCAGGCAAGTCATCATGTACTAGCTTGTTTGGAAACTGAAATAATTGGTCTAGGAACTCGTTGTTCCAATCACCTTTGTTGAGTTTGACGTAACCATTCTCAAAACGCCCTTGCAGCGCCCATACGACACGATCTGTTTTCTTCTTATTACCGTGTGTTAGCTCGTCAACCCTGAAGAATGTCTGGGTTCTCTTCATTATGTCGGTCATGTAGGGCATAACCGCCTGTTTAGCGATACCCTTCTCAATTCCGACAGCTATAGGCTGGTACTTTTCAACAGCATCGAAGATCTTCTTGGCTGTTTCCTTGACATCCCACCTGCCGTAGATGATCTCTGCCACCCACCAGCCCTTCTCGTTGGCCTTTACAATAGCTAGGGCAGTGGAGTCCAGCCTAGAGTTCTTAACACCAACAGACCCCTCAGCCTCAAAGCCAGCCAAGTCAACCGCGATGTAGAAGTCACCATCATCAGGCTCTTCCTCGTCAAACTTTATCCACTCTTCTTTGAATAACTCCCCACCTGCTGCCTCGAAAGATGCCATAAACTCCTGCCGGAATGCAAATGAGGACATGCTTTTCTTAGCTGCCTCAATCTCTTTAGGGTCAAGTAGCGGGTTGTCGAACGAAGTAAAGTGGAAAGATTGGAAGGTGTCATCGGTTCCTTTTAAACCGTATTGGTATAAATCATAGAAGTGGTTACGACCCATCGGCGTACCAATGAACATCGCTCTCCCCTTCAAGTCAGCCAGAGCAGGGCGAAGGATTTGCTCCCACACCGCTGGCTTCATATCTGCATACTCATCAAGTACCAGAAACTTTAGCGAAACACCCCGCATCGTTTCAGGCCGATCAGCACCTTTGAGACTAATAGTTGCCCCATTGATAAGCTTAATCTGCAAGTTGTTAATGTGGCTACCTGTAATGACAGAGTGACCAACCTCAAGCAGGACTTGCCACATGATGTCACGAGCTTGGCCTTGCGTAGGAGCAACATAAAATACATGCCCTCTCTGGCTTTGTAAAGCCTCAACGATTAAGCGGTAAGCCGCCAACCTACTCTTGCCTGTTCGCCGACCAGCCGCTACCACATGGAANCGAGTCTCATCNGCCCACACCTTCTNCTGCCACGGGAGTAATTCAATCTTTAAATCACTCACAGGTTCGCCTTAATCTCNANAGGGTAACATGCAGCGTTGTAGGGGTTCTCTGGGTTTGAGTTGACGTATGTAGCTTTAACAACACACTCATCCAACGTCTTTACCTCATGTTTGCCCAGAATGGTTGCTTCACCGTTGGGGGTTAATGAGAAGATTATTAGGATTATTTTTAACATCACTTACCTCTTATAAGGTTAACAAGGGTTATGACACCACCGAACGAATAGCTTATACTACCCTTGATAGCGTTTATCAGTCCCTTGTATATTTCCATTGGGCTAGGGAGAATCCAGCCTAGGATGATTAACAACAGAACCCAAGGTGGTAAACTGTTGATGGTTACGTTGGCGGCGTCGATGGCGGTTTCTGCTTGCGACAGCTTACCGATTTGTTGCGCCTCAACTTTGTTTTCTTTTACGTCACCGACTTGGACACCAGTCTGATTATTCTCTTTACCCACCTGAGTGTTGGCAGCGACGTTTGTTCCACCACCCATGCCGGGCACAAGTGCGCTTAAAGCAGAACATCCCGCCAAAATACTAATAGAAAGCGCTACTAGGATTCTGGCGGTTTTCATGCGAATGAGGAGCGACCCATCAAGTCTCTGTCGGCTAACAAATCTTCCATTGTCGCGTACTGAGCTTTTTGAGGGGTTGGGGCTTGAGCCATTTGTGGGGTTAAGTCAACCCGGCGTGGGTCTACTTGTGCAAATTGCATCCTACGCTCTAACGGGGAAGGGATGCCTTCTGGTTCTATATCAGGGGATGTGACAGAAGGCTGAGAAGGGTCTATTGCATTACCATACTTAGACCATAACTCTTTAGAGTTTTTACCCCAGTCACCGTCTACTGCTATTTCAACGCCAGCGTCAGCAAGCTTTCTTTGTTTTGTAAATGCTTCAGCAAAAGCTTTACGTTCCGCTTTTTTCTCAGCACTTTCACCGCTATTAACTACGTTAGATATTTCATCTGCTGTATTTAACCCTTGCGTTTTTGCATTTAACCAAGCTATAGAAGCATCTGCTCCATACTCAGGGTTACTTAAAATATCTGGGTCATCTAAAAGAACATTTTCATCTCCGAAAAGTAATTTAGATAGTTTTTTGTAATTGTCTCTACCAGTTACTTGGATATAACCACGGCCTCGGTACTTATATCCATCTCCTTCTTCAGTGTTTCCTAACTTTCTAGAAGCAGTTCTGTTAGCATCGTCATAAACTGCATTCGCTAATTTCTTAGGGTTCTTGAGGTATGTTTTAGCTTCTGCATCTGGCATATTACGAAACATACTAAAAGATTTACGCAATGCTGCTAATGTTGTATATCTTAAACCTTCGGTGAGAGATCTAAAACCACCTGTCTCTTTTTTAAACTGACCTAGGTAAATGTCCTGTTTTTCTTTAGGAACACCTGCCTCATTCATTTTTTTAATTAGTTTTTGTACTGTGTTAGTTGCGCTCATGGTAATCCTCGACATCCAAAATGTTGTCATCTGAACCGGCAATAGACACTGATTCGCCCACACCGGAGATTGTAATGTTAACAGAAGGACGAGAAGACCCCGCCTTATCTTTCTCGAAGTAGGACATCGGAAGCATCCTATCGACCAACAGCTTCCACGCTGCTGCTTGGTTTTTATGTTCATCATCTAGTGCCGCATCCAGTATGGAGTCTAACACCTTACGGGATTTAGGAGATGCCATGAGCCTCGCCTTAAATTCCTCTATCGCGCTTGCATCCCCTCTTGGTCTGCCAACGGGTTGCTTACGGGCTTCCGCTAATGATGCCTTTGAGGGTCTTCCTCGTTTTTTTCCTGAAGGGGTCGCTTGACTCACAGGGTTATCCATAATTGGTTCCTTACACTATATAGTACTCTAAAAGGTCGCTTGTATCCATCTATATAGGTTTATATAGTTGAGTACTCAAGCGTTCCTATATAACTATATAAACTATAAACCTCAAGCAGACTAAGATCAAACCTCCTTAACGTTATACCCTATATAGTGCGTATTATAGCATACTTTTTCAATTTTGTCAAGTGTTTTCTTCACTTTTTTTAGATTTATTTTTAACCACGCTTGAGGCACTAGTTTGCTGTTCTGTCGCTATCGACCTCGACAGACGACAATTCCTTTACTCTGTCCCTAATTAAATCTTTGAGGTCTGGTTAATTTCTTTTAGAATCAGTTGTTTAGGTGTTATAGACTATATAGTAGTAGCGTTCTAATTTACCCTTATTTTGTATCTACGTGGGTACGGTATACTTGTGTGCAACTAAAACCCCTCCCCCGTCATGGTTATTAGGGGGCATGGTTGCGTAGGCTTTGGAGATGTGGTAGTGCATGGGGCTAAGTAGCACCCACTAGAAGCACAAACAGAACAGCTTGTCAAGCCCTGCACAATACCCACACAATTTACTAGGG